CGACCTTAATTACCCATCTAAAGCCGAAGTGATTTGGCAAAGTCAGATGGGAGAAGGTTATGCCTTGGCCGAGTTGGGGAGTCTCAATGAGCTGCTCGATCGTCTTGCGAAATACGATCTGATTGACGCACCATTGAACAAGGAAGTCGCCCAGAAAGCCATCAATAAGTTCATTTCTCATATTGAAAAGTGTGAGTTTTTGGATGATAATGAAGCTTTCGCCCAGCTTAATATGAAAGCTAGTGTTGGGTTTGGCGCCAAACGCGCTGGTGTTCTCTCGAGAGAGGATGCTGAACTGCATCAATATCTTAGTGACTATATTGAACGCACAGTCGTTCAACCTCACCATGTGTTTATTGCAGCGTCTCAAAAGGATGAAATGCGCGCATTTGAAAATGGCATTCTGAAAACCCCCCGCCTATTCATGAGTTATCCTGTGGAGCAAACGTATTTAAGTACGATTGTTCTAAGTGACTTTTTGAGACAGGTTTATCTTAGTTCTTTTTTTAAGGACTTTGGGGTTAGCAGTGTTGGTGATGCACCACAACTAGGAGCCTACCGATACTATCAGGAGGAACTTAGTAAGAGACCCTATCTCTACTGCACAGATACTTCAGGACAGGACGCTTCAGTACCTGCTGAATTCTTGGAAATGGTCTACGACTCGATTCAGAAGTTGTATGACCTAGACTCATATGATCAATCCCTTTTTGAGGGAGTTCGTTTGAACAGTATTCACAAGATGCTAAACGTAAATGGTTATGTTTATCTATTGCGAAGAGGGCTTGCTAGTGGTGACTATCTTACGATTGTCATAAATATGATGTGGCGCTTGTATTTAGCCTACACCTCTTACCACTACCCCCTTGAGCAGTATCATGAGCACAATACCACCGTCATCTGTGGGGACGACTTTATGTCCTCTAGTGATTATGCTGATCTAAATCACGATTCCAAGTATGCCAAAATAACCTGGGCTGGCCGCCCGGTTGGTTGGGACGAAATGGATTTTTGTTCCTGTAAATTTAGTCCAAATATACACCATGACCCGAAGAAAGTTGAATCTGTTCTTTATGGGCGTGTACAGGCTAGAAGCGCCGGCGATCCAAACGCCGAAATGCAACGCCTTGCTGGCTTGCTGCGCGTACATGCGGACCGTGCAACTCACAAGTTGATCACGAACAGAATGTTGCATCTTTGCGACAAACATGGATTGGTTGACGAGTTCAACAGTCTGTGGGTTCCGTATTGGGTTGTTTATCAAACATATAACTGCTACTTGCAGTTTGACTGAGCTGGCCGGAAGTATGAGCTCACTTTAAAATATGTCGAACAACAAAAATTTTCAGAAAAAGGGCAGAAAACGTCGCCCTGCAAAGAAGACGTCAATGAGAAATCAGGAACAGAGGATAATCCGAGAGGTTATCAAGCACACCAAGAAGAATTCGGGACCTCGCTTCACTCGCGAGCCCAACCTCAGGAACATTTCACGTCCGACGAGCTCTTTAGCCCGTCAGATGTCTTCTGGTATGCACAAAGGGATAGGACGGACCCTACGAGAGGAGCCTTCCGCCGCTGCTTGGCCGAGTGTCTATGTGGATCCCTTCCTCCAGATTGATGCCCGTCTCCCTATTTGGCCTGTGCGTTCAACGCTATGTCAGATGAGGAAAGCCACTGTGCTCGACGCGCACACAAATGCCAATGGTAACGGTTGGATCTGTTTCGTACCTGCGAACATGATCTGCAATGACCTTGCCTTTGCCTTCTATTCCAATCTCACAACTGGCGATCCTATCGCCAGCGGCTCATACACCACTCTCAATTGTGATGGTGCTTACACTGCTGCATCCTTCATTGGTGGCGGTTATTCCATGCGAATTGTGGCTTTTGGCTTCAAGATACGCTACATTGGAACGGAGCTCAATAAGGGAGGTTTCATAACATATCACCAGATGTGCCCCAGGAATGCATTGAATGACCAGACTGCGTCTACCATCCAATCGTCATTCCAGGAATGGAAACAAGTCCCCTTTGACAACAAATTAAAGATGTTCACTCGTCTTTATACCGAGAATGATGATGGCATGTATATGAATCAACAAATTCTCGATGAAGATTTCGGACAATGGAGTTACGACGATTTCGCAACTGCCAACTCCGAAAACATTGCGTACATTGGAGCCTACGTCTCAGGCGCCGCTCCTAATCAACCTTTCGAAGTGCAGATTGCAGCTCACTTTGAAATCATTGGTCCTCTTAACAACACTACTGGAGTTAAGTCCACCATGATGAATACGCAAAAGCACGAGAAAGCCATCAATCTCAGTGCAGCAGTCCGCTCTAAGGACAACACAACTATGGGTGTCTCACTTGGCACCATAGGTGAAGTTGGCCTTGGAATCTTGGCTGCGCTTTAAGTCCTCTTAGAGGCTGTTCTCAATTTTCATAAATTGCTATGGTAAGTCCTGTTTACAGGCTGTTCTCAATAAACATAAATTGACAATTTTCACCGCGAGGCCCACTGTGGGCCAGTCCCGCGGCATAGAAATGGAAGAAGAAAC